GGTTAGTATAAAACAAAAAACCCGCTTCGGCGGGTTTTTTCATTATAGTCAAAAACTATTTGTATGATAGAAAAATACAATCATTTTTATGTAAAAATGAAGAGTGTATTACATTAAATAAAGGTGTAGATCGCGATATTACCAGTATCCACCTACTCTAATCAACCCAAGTTAAGGAGTCATATGACCAGCAATGATATTTATGCTATTCTAGCATCAAAACCTCATAATCCACACTATTTGAAACGATATTTCAAATTTATTCAGTGGTGCCAACAAAATCCAACAAACGAAGAATACACTGAAGAACATCATATTTGCCCCAAGGCCGATGATCTGTTTCCTGAGTATAAATCTCTCTATAAAAATCCTTGGAATGCAATAAAACTATCAGCGAAACAACATATCATTGCACACATTTTTCTGTGGAAATCATATGGTGATAGTCAAAGCGCGGCATTAACTTTTATATTTTCAACAAGAAAAGTGATACCATCTAAAATGATGCTAGATGCTGCTGCGAAATCTAGAATTGATGCAAATGAAGTTTTTAGAAAATTTTGGACAAACCGCAAACGATATATGACGCCAGATGGTATCTACCATGGCTCATATCTGAATGATGATCCTATTATCAAACAACTCAATTTGATCCCTTTAAGAACCAAGGCACAAAGTGCCCAGAATGCTTCTAGAACTGATTTGGCGACTGCAGCTAAGTTGGGTACTAAAATCTACAACAACGGCCTAGAAGAGCGTTTTCTTGTCGCTCCTATAGATGATTCATGGATTCTTGGTCGTTTGCCTTATTCTGAAGAAGGTCGGAAAAATCAAAAAGATGCAACTCGTGCCGCATGTAAAGGTAAAAAGACCTATAACAATGGTGTTGTAAATAGATTTTTTGGTGATGATGAAATTATACCTAAAGGATTTGTTCGAGGAATGAAACCTAGAAAATAGTAGAGAAAACCCGCTTCGGCGGGTTTTCTCATTGGTACCTAACAACTTCCATCACAGCCATAACCAAGCTGACAAGATTGGTTACAGTATCCTGTACTGTTTCCTCGACCACCATCATGCTCTTCACAAAGCCATGCTTCTAGCTCTTCGTCATATATGTTTGCCTCATTCATGCAATTGCAAAATTCACAAACATGTTGTTCGCTTGCCATATTTTAGCTCCTAAAGTATATTACTCTTCGTACAAAAGACGCGAATCAATATCAAAACTGATACAAGAACCATATTGATCCTTCTCAGATTCGATAAACTTTTCGGCAGCTTTTCGGGTCAAAAACAACGCACAGGGAATATGCGTATCATCAGTGTCATCATTCATGATCACATCATAAACAACTTTTTCGTTTGTCATATTTTAGCTACGTACCTTTTCAAAACCTTTGGGGATGAAACCTCGGCGGATGTCATCTTCGTGTACCAGAATGCTCTTCACGACTGCATTCTTTGTAGAAAGCAACACACCTTCACACTCAACAGTATCAACAATACCTTCTTCATCGAAGGTGATGATGTATGTCTTGTTTTTCTTAGAGAGTTTGCGCCTCATGGTCATTTTCAATACCTCTTTTGTGTTTCGATGGATGAATTATAGCACAGAATTATTTGCGTATGAGCTTTTGATAAGCATTTTCGTGAAATATTTTTATTTTCTCAATCGACTCTTCACCAGCAAGTCGCATCAGAGTTTCACGATGAAATATTTCATCAGGTAAAACTTTACCTATCACTTCCCGAATATCACTTGGCGTCTGTGGCATGCCTAGAATAATCTCAAAACGATAAGAAGCTAATGCTTCACCAAAATAATTGGCTGCACAATATTCGGCAGTAGTTTTTACATTCGAAAGAACGTAATCCCAATAGAGACTTGGTTCACTGTCTGGATTAACAGAAATGTTTCGACTGGCAAAAAGATCAATCAGTAGATTGCTATGCTTTAGTTCGTCATCAGCAATGTTTTTAAGAATTAATCGCTCACGGTCTGAAACCTCGTTTTCAGCCATAAAAACAATGTGATCATCATACCCACTTAGTTCTGTGCGTTGCAGCTTCTGGAGCCATTTGGTGAGTTTTGCGGGGTCGTTTACAGTGCGTTCCCACCAAGCCTTAGTAAATTCAATGTCATCTTTATTCATAGATTACCCTTTCATAATAAAAAAAAACCCGCCGAAGCGGGTTTTTCAAATAACCATAGTTACTTGGCTTGCAATTCAGCAAGACGAGCCTGCAGTTGATCCATGCTCATGTTATCCAGCGCTTTGTCTTGCAACTTAGCCATCTGTTCCATGATACGTTGGGCTTCGATACGGTTTTCGGTTGCTTTACGTGCAGCAGCGTTTTCAGCCTTCTTCACATCAATAATAAGCAACACGATATCCATACGCAAGCGATCCAAAGTATTTGCTTCGGTGGATTCACCCACAAAAGAAATGCTCTGCACACCATTCAGATTTTGATAAATCTTCTTTGCAACAGAATCCAAAGACACACTCTTTTCGGAAGACAGGGGTAGTTCCCACAAATCTTCAACAGTCAGGTTACCCTTGGCAGACTCGAAACGCAAACGCAAACGAGATGCTTGTTCAAAAATGTTCATAATATATTTCCTTTTCTATATAAAGTTACTGATTAAAATACCACGCGAACCACTCGCGAAAACTTACCATTTACCTTCACCAACACCGAGTTACGAATTGTACTCGAAAAACCGACTCCAGACAATTGCTTTTCAGCTTTTTCTGTCTTTAGCTTAGAACCCACCATTTCCAAAGCCTTACGATGTGGTTTCAAGTCATCACGCAAGAATTCGTTATAGAATCCACGTGCTGTGTCTTCATTCGCACATCCTTCAATCATGAAGAAATAGTGTTTGTTACCAAAACTTTTTTCGTCCCAGAAGTTAGGTGAGTGCATCACCACATTCACAGGGACAAATGTGTTTGTCGCCACACCCCAAATTTGCTTGCTTGGGCCACCAGAAACGCTACTCTTCATGACAGGTTCGACACGAATACCGTTTTTGTCTTTGATGATCTTTGCAATTTCAACAGTGGAACCATGTCCAATCACGTTATTGGTTTCAAAGTGATGTACTTCACCAAAAAGGTCAATTTCCACTTGGAAACCAGCACCTTTAGATCGGCGTGAAAAGTTATAAACCTTCAGCGAATATGTGCCATTTTTCATACGGGAAACACGTTCATAGAAAATGTTTTCCACCGGATGATCCATCATTCCAGAACCACCGTTAGCATCCACATCCAATTTACCACCATTACTAGAAAGACTGTGGCGTGTCATGTAGTAGATGTGTCCATCTGGTTCATACATATGGAAATCCAGATCGTCGGTATAATCCCAAGCCAAACGGCAGCACAATTCACCAGTCACGTTACCACCTGCAGCCTTGACTTTTTCCTTGATGGAATCAGTCAGATCACCAGTGTAAGACCAAGAGAAATCATTACCCCACTTGAATAGAGGGTTTGCACTTGCGTTCTGTGGAGCAATCAAGCTAACAAAGTTGCCAGCATGCTTGTTTTCCACCATGATTTCAATCGAATCTGCCTTTGGCAAAATGTCAGCAAGGAACTTTTCAATCCCGACTTCATCAACCTTATCCAACTTCTTAGGGTTGGTCTGCACAGACGCTGCGAGTTGATCGAACACATCACCAGACATGACAGACTTTGCGTTACGGTTGGCGTACAGCACGTTGTTGATGGTAATGTCATCCAGAACCGCATATCGACGTTCCAGAGCAGAAGTCAATCCCAATTCAGTAATACTCTTCTTTGCATTTTCAATCATCTGCTTTGTCACCAAAGCAGTAGAGCGTCGATAGTTTATAGGTGCAACCATCAATTCATAGCTGCGAACTGCACTTTCCAGTTCTTCATCTTTTGATAGTGCATCCACCAGTTTACCAATGGATGTGTTGCGGAAGCCGCTAACGGAGCCCGGAATAGTTGCAATATTTTCCCAAACATATGTAGCTTTCTTTGCAGCCGACAACTTATCCCACTTCTTCTTCATCTTCAAGAATTCGGTGACTTGGAACTTCATTTCGTCGCCACGATACAGAGAACCGTTTGCAATCAAATCCAAAACAGTATCTGCCGCATCTTCTGTCAATTCATTCAATGCACGAGTAGTGGTTTGTACAGATGTACGCACTGCACCAAGCATGGTTCCAATCTGGTCGCTACGCACAACATATTGGGCAGGAATCATCACGTGGAAGTGATCCCACTGAGCAGCACCACCACCGACCATGGCAGAGAAATTCTTTTCTGTACCCGCAGAACGTTCGTAATGCAAGAATTTGTCGGTGACTGGTTTGCTCTTCACGTAAGATGCCAATGCATCTGCTACGACTTGGTAAGCAGGTTCACCGGCTACAACACAATCCCAGATGGTTTCAACAACACCGTCTTTAACGGTTACTACGTTACCCACAGCACGAATGAACTGCTTGCAGCAATTGCAATCATGTTCGGTGCGATTTTTGTAGATTGGGTTGGTACCGTCTGGGAATGCGCCCAAATAGGTATCCCAGATTTCAGTTTTATCTGTGGCGGTGACAAACAAGTTGCCTGTCTTAGCCATCTTGTCAAATTGCTTTTGTACCGCATTGCGGAACTTTTTAAAATCCATCATAAAATTTACCTTTCAAGTTTCGGAGATTTGTATTATATCATGGCTTAGTAACCACGAATCTAATTTTTAAAGACTGTCAAATAAAAAGAAACTTCACACGCTGCTCTTCAGTCACTGCTTCCAGCTTTTCTGCAGCCAGTTCCACGTTTTCAACACGTGTGCGTACCGTCATATTGTTTGGATCGGGCCGAAATTTCTCTGGAATGTTTGCCAATTCTGCATCAGACAATTTTACCATAGAAGTGACACGCCGAGCAAAAATACCTTGCTTAAAGTGAGTTGGATAGTCATTCCACTCGATATCTTTTTCTCTCAGCATCTTCAGCTTTGTGTTATGCCCTTTACCCTGCAGTTCTTTGTGACTGTAGTATGTACTTGCAGCCATAGTCACCGAATTGCGGATTGCGTCTGTTTCTCGCCACATCAAATTTTCTGCAGCCAGTTCTAATGACTCGTATTGCATTACACGTGCGTCAAATGTGGGCGTTAGTTCCCACTTGTCTTCAGGCAAATTGCGCACCGATTGTTTGAAAAATTCAACAGATGCAAATGCTGCAAAGCTGGACAAAATCTTGGAGACTTTGCCACCAAAGATCATTTGTGTGTTTGTGTCGAGTGTTTGGTTGGCAAACGCCAGCGTAATTTCATCGGATTGGGTATAGCCCACAGTTGGATGGAATTCTTTCACCAGCGCCTTCATAGTGGCTTCCATGGCGCGACTCATACCCGCATCATATGGTCGAGCAAGACCACGTGTATATGTGTGAAACGAGCGACCATCAAGGCGCACGACAAATGGTAAACCCTCTTTCAGAGTCTCCTGAAAGAGTTTTTCAAATGCCTTGTGCTTATCGCCAAGGGCTTCAAAATCAGTTGGATTCATTTACTTTACCTTTACAAGAACACGAAGGTGCAGAGCTTGAATGTTGTAGCCACCTGCACGGATGGTTTCGATTGTAACACACTTATTACCCGCATCGGTGTGAACAATGAAAATACCGTTGAAACCGTCGCGACTGTGGGTGAATTCTTCGCTGATCACTTCTTTGACACCAGCTTTTGCCAACTTTGTAGCAATGCTTGCGTTACGCTTATCAGCGATTGCCTTGCAGTTCTTTACAACAAACTCTTCGATTTGTGTAGCACTGCTGCGGGAAAAGAGGGTGTACCAAGTCTTGCCACCGGCAATGGCAAAGAGTTTGTCGTAAACACCACCCCATGCACCTTTCTTGTTTAGCTCTGTGTACTCTTCTGTTTGCTTGAATTCCTTCAGAGCCTGTACACGACCAATAGCCCACTGCTTAGAGGATTGCAGAACTTCAGCATCCAGATCAGCAAAGAGTTCATTCAGTTTTGCGGAGAGTTGAATCATTTGGAGCCTCTTTTGTGTTTCGATGGATGAATTATAACACAACTTTCCATTAAATAGAGAAAGTTTAGAGGAAAAAATATGAATGTCACAGAAGCAGTTGTTTTAGTTGTAGAACAAGAAAATTTTAAAAAGTGGTTTGGTAAATCTACATTACACCAAGATGGTAAACCACACACTTTTTATCACGGAACATCATCCGATTTCTCAGAATTTAAATCTGGCACAGGTAATCAGTGGGGTAAAGGTCTATATTTTATTCGATCCCCAAAAATTGCCAGTGATTATGCATCTGGTACAACCTCTGGGTCGCATGCACGTATAGCACCTTCTGGAAATGCTGCTCCTAATGTAGTTCCCGTGCATCTAAGAATGGAAAAACCTTTCGTAATGGATGCACCATTAGAGGCATCGACTGTTACGAAAGTAAAAAAACACTTAGGTGATGGTGGTAAAGATTTAAAAGATCATCTATGGCAGGGTATGAAGAATAGGGATTTACACCAAGTTTTACACCAGCAGTTTCTACCCAATGTAGATGCTGCTAATGACGTTATACAAAAATCTGGCTTTGATGGTATTAAAGAAAAACATGATGACTCTATTCATATGGTTTTTCACCCAAATCAAGTCAAATCAGCAATTGGAAATAATGGCAACTATTCAAAAACATCAAACAACATTAATGAGTCTATCTAATGTCAATTCAACAAGATTACAACTCACTAAAAACGAATGCGTTTAACTTTGTGTTGTCTCGCATACCAGAGACTGCATTTAGGGTTCAGGCATGCAATTTGCCTTCTGTGTACATTCCGACACCGGAGGAAAATCCGCCCGGCATCCTGCAATCGTGGTCTGGTACCGACAGTCGATTTGAGGAACTTACCATCAAATTCATTGTTGATGAAAATTTACGCAACTATCGTGAACTTTACAACTGGATAACCATGCAGCGATATGCAGCACGTACCAACGAAGTTGCTCCCCAATTTCTGGAATCAGAACTGTATAGTGACGGTGCTTTGATTACTCTGACGAATGCAAGTAATCCAAACATTGTATTTTCATTCAAAAACCTTTTTCCAATTAGCATCAGCGAATTATCTTTTGACACTACAACACCGGTATCTCAAATAACGTGTCAAGTCGTTTTCAGATACTCATATTTCACCATGGGTGAAGAAGTTGCTGGTTAAATACCTTAATGATTAAACAAAAAGTTAAAGCCCAACCACATTCAATTTTAGACCTAGTTCGTCAAGACCCTAGGTTTAATCAGACACGTTCTGTGGATTGGTTTAAGCAGAAAATTACACAATTGGGTGGTAACTCACCATCCGCAAAAACTGATCTGTTGGCAGAGACAAAGCATTTGCAGACGCAGATGTTTTTGCCGGGCGCGATGCACATGTTCGCCTACGATCCAAAATACAAAGAAGAATTACCTTTCTACGATAAGTTTCCTTTGGCCCTGATTTTCAGCGTCGAAGGTGATTTAGTTCGCGGTATTAACTTTCACTATCTACCCTACGTTCTGAGAGCTAGACTTTTTGACAAGATGTGGCAGATCGCATCGAAGTATCACAACAACAAACAACAGGTCATGCGTCTTAACTGGAAACTGCTTGGTAATATTTCCAAGTTCCCAGAGGTTCAACCTGCTGTTAAAAGCTACCTGTATAGTCATGTTCGCTCACGGATTATTAAGGTACCAGTCGAAGATTGGAAAACTGCAATCTTCTTACCTACAGAGACTTTTGCTAAAAAATCGCAGGCTTATGTTGCACGTGATTCTGGTCAGCAAATTCGCAGACTCACTAACCGTTAAATATAGACTTTCAGGGAACAAATAAAATGGGAACAGCATACCTAACAGAACTCAATTCACTCATTTCAGGTGAAGATCAAGTAAACAACTGGCTTCAAGTAGCCAACGGTGCATCAGCGTATCAATACGTGCGCGGCGCTGTTTTGGGTGATACCACTACATATGGTGCTATTAACGGCTCCAATGGCGTTTTAATCGGTACTGCAGGTGCTGCCGGTGACTATCTTGCCCAACTGACTGCTATCGTCGCTACGTCTGCACAATCACGAATTGCACTTCAGGATGTTGCTTCAGTGTCTTACACATCGTCAGGTACAGGAACTGCATTTACTTCGGCAACTGCAATCAACTTTGGTGTTACCGCAGCACAAACAACTGCTCAACTGGCTGCTATGGTTGGGCAATTTTTGATCTGCACTGCAACAGTTTCTGGTGTGAGTGTTTTGGTTGCACGGAAAATTACTGCCGCAGTTGCGGGGCCAGGTACAACTCCCAACTTTAACGTGACACTGACTGTTGATACTCTTACCGTTAATGGTGTTGCTGCTACCGCAATCGACACAACTGCAGGTAGAGCATTTATCAGCCCATTGATTGAAATTCTGCCAGCGTCTGCACCAGTCGGGCCTATCACCATCCCACTAAACATCAAATCCAAATATGCTGGTTTCCGTGTTTTTGCTGACTCTGGCGTGTCTGTTATCGCAACTGGAAGATTCGCCTAATGCCTAAATTAACAGCAGCTAACGGGATTTTATATCTCGATGGTGATGTATGTGATCATATTGGTTTCAACTACTATTCCGCAATGGAAAAGGAGTGGTCTAATCTCGCATATGACAATGGATACAGATATAAGGAAGATTTTCCAATTCTGAAAAATCGCGGAATCAAGATCGTCAAAACCATGATGACGCCATTTGATTCCAGTACATATACCAGTGTTGTTGGTAACTCACTTACTGCTGTTAATGCTAACTATTACTTAGGAACAGTAAATGGTTCCTATCCTGCATACAGTTACTACAATGGTGTTGATAAATTTTTAGAAACTGCACTTGATAATGATGTTGGTGTCATTCTGACGTTCAACTGGTTCTATAAAACTATTGCTGACATTTTCGATGCCGGTAATTATTCTAAGTGGAATGATCCAAATTCTAATTCACGAATTCATTTCAGAATGTTCATGAATGATTTTGTGACTCGTTACACAACAGGTTCAAAGGCAAACTTGGGTGAAGCAATTGCTGGATGGTCATTCACCAATGAAGCAGAAGTTATTTTTAATAATTCATCGACATCATCAACTTCATCAGATATCAACTTAGAAGGTTATCTTGGTATATTGTCTGATGCCAAGAAAATTGTAAAATCACTCGATCCATATGCCCGTATTGTTTGTGCGCAAACAACTGCGCCTATTGTAAATGCTCGTCAAAAAGATGTTAATTCTGTAAGTTCAATTTTGGCTCGTTATTATGGAAGAATCCATGAAGTTGCAGATGTTGTAGAATTACATACATACCCTGATAATAAGTTCATGGGTGTGACTGATTTTGTTGAAAACAAGTACCCCTACAGAATGGGCGCTGTTGCTGGTTTTGAAAGTTTCTTAAAAGAAGCAGTTCGATATGCAGCTAGTATCAGGAAACCACTATTCCTTGGTGAATTTGGTGTGTCTCAAAGATTCAATGCAGAAAATTCAGATGTATCTCCACTAGCGGTTACTGTTTCCAGTGTTGCTTCAGGAGTTTCTGTAATACCTTGCTCGAACACTACTGGAATTTCAGTAGGTATGATTGTTTCATCGTCAAACACTACAAATGGTACTGCTGTGTCTGGTGGAACAGTTATCACTGCCGTTGTTCCTAACACATCATTCACGATAGCACCCGCAGCAAAAACAACCACACCGACAACACTTTATGTCTATCAAAGTTCGGATACAGAAGAAAGAATGTTTTCTTCCATGGTGGATTCAATAAAGAAAGCTGGTGTTCAACTTTCCCTTTGCTGGAATTGGAATGAGAGCAAATATGTCTCTTCTCAGAACGTTTGGTCAGTATATCCAAATATTGATAGTGCTAGAAACTATCCGACTGGCAATGCATATCACAACACACGATATAAACAGATCGACATTATTGAGCAAGCAAACAAAACTTCACTGATTGGATCACCATACTCAAATCGGCTGCCTTCGCCACCTAATAGCTTTTTGAGACTTCGTAGGCAAAGCGGATTTTTCCCATGTGTCGGTTTGACTGATGTGGCTAAACTACCAAACTTTTGGTCTAGGTTTTCTGCAAATGGTGGAGACTTCACAATCAGTTTTTGGTTCAGACCTAATTCAATTTCAACCAGTTTCCCAACAATTTGGAGATATGGTAATGATGGTATCAATCAAATAATACTTGCTCAACAACCATTAACAGGTTCTGTTTTACCTAATATCTATGCTGAAGGTAAAACTGCTAGTTCTACAACATTATCGACTGCCGGTATGAACAGAGGATTGGTTCAGTATGAGTGGCAGCACATGATCATTTCTGTTAAGACACATGCTGTAAATAAAAAGCAAACTAAGGTTTATTCACAGGGTGTTTTAGTTTCTCACTCACCATTGGGGAATTACACATTTGGACAACCAAATTCATCATCTACACAGGTATGGACAATTGGTACAGGTGGAAACATTGCTAGTAGCATTGCTGATACAAACTTTGATATGGCTAACTTAAATATTTTTGGTCGAGCAGTCACAGAAAGTGAAGCATATGACATTTATAACGGAGTCGTCCCGACTGATGTTATTGCGAGTTATCCTTTTGACGATACCAATACATATAATGATATTTCTGGGAATCAATTCCATTTAGCAACAGGCGCAAATTCTCAGATCGTTACTGCACCAATTAAGACACAAAGATGACAAGTTACTATATCGATGCTATCAACGGAAATAACTCAAATGATGGGTTAACTACAGCAACACCCAAAAAAGGTATTGGTCGCAGTATTGGAGATGACTACTATGAATATAGAAATGGTGGGTGGGAACTTACACCCACCATTTCGCGAGAAACAAATATGTTGACAGTTTCGGAGAAAAAGAACTCACCATATACTGTAATCTCATTATATTATTCTGAGTGGCAAACACCAGGCCAGAGCTATAACAAAACACCTTGGAATTGGTTTACTCGGGATGATCTTGATGAAAGATACCCTCTGTTTGCTAAGACAAAAGACTATAAACCATTTTTGTATGACTTTTCTAATGAAAGAATCAGAAATTATGCCACAACAAGTAGTTCTACACTAACATCAACTGGTAGAACATTGATTCAAACTGCAACTGGTGCAGACCCTATTTTCTATCCAAATTTTCCTGTTTTTGACGGATCACAATTTAGATATGTTCGTATATCTTTGCGACGTATTGCTGGTTCAGCTTGGGATGGTGCAGTTTATTACACTACATCTGGACATAGTTGGTCTGCATCATACATGAAAACCAATTCGCAGCCAGTGTGGAATGCTAATGGTATGACCACATTTACTGCCGATATGCATTCTCTTACTGCAGGTGGTACAGATTGGGCAACAAACAAAATTACTGGATTGCGATTAGACTTTGGTGCAAGTGTATCAGATGTTTTTGAAATTGCATCTGTTGAACTACTCACACCAACCGGTCAATCATATGTAGTTGAAATGACCGAACATGATCCTAATCAAGCTGGTTCTTTTGCACGTGAACAAAAAGTCGCATATAGCTATGGTATTGATGTATTTTCTTCTTGCTACTATTGGGATGGCACAAAAAACTTCGCTGATTCATCGTTCAAAATGTTTGCAAACCACCCAGAGCGAAATCGACCAAAATTCTGTATTATGTGGGCAATCACATCATCCGCAAATCCTATTTCTGGGCCATTTGGTACTGTGAACAATGTACCAAATTTGACTGGATGGTATTCTTTGTTGGATGATTGGTATGAAATTTGGAAATCAGACAAATACTGGTTCAAAGGTGGTAAGCCTGTTGTTATGGCCTTTACTGCTGGTAACATTAGAGTCTCTGCCGCATGTAACTATGGATTTTTGACATCTAAAGTTGTGTCAACACATACCGCAGGAACAAATATTGTTTCCTTACCTGATGTGACTGGTGTTACTGTGAACAACCGGGTTACAGGTACTGGTATTAACACTGTTGGTGATGATATCTTTATCACTGCTATCAATGGTAATAACATAACGCTATCCAAGTCGATTTCTACCAGTCTCACAGGGGTAACTATCTCCATCAGAAATGCAGCTACTGTGTCGGCAACCACACAGCTTTTAGCTGCTTTGGATGCATATGTAATTGCAAAACCAAATAGTATTGCTCCAAATGGTATTCACTGGACAGCTATGAATGATAACACAGATCATCCAGATTATTTTGGTAAGGTTTCTGGAAACACTGAGGCATATCTGAAGACAATTGGTTTTAGTTCCACTGGAACATATAACTTCTTTGATGGTTATGTAGGCCAAATACAATTCGGAACTGGTGGTCGGTCATCTGGTACAACTGCTGGATATAACTTCAAAGCCAATTATATTGCTGCCGGTAAAGACCCAAATACATATGCATATCAAATGGATTTGTATGATAGCACACTCACTTATGCAGCAAACTCAGGAACTACAATTCCTTATTTTGCATCTGTTATGGCGGGTTGGGAAAAGACACCTTGGACATTCTATGCATCAATTGTTTACATATCAAATGTAACTTGGTTGAATGGTGTGGCAACAGTGTCAACATCAACCTCACATGGTTTTGTTACCGGTGACAAAGTAAGTCTAAAAGACATTTTGACAAATGGCTATACAGTTGACAACGGTTACAATAAAAAGCGTGTTTCTGTTACTGTATTAAATACTACACAGTTCACCTTCACATGCGAAAATTTTGGTGATTATGTTAGTGGTGGTGTATGTGTCAAAGACCCAGATTCTTCACACAGAGCAGCAACCATTAAAGAATTCAGGGAACACTTGGTTCGCACCAAAACAATCATGGATGCAGCACCAGCAACAGGTACAGACAAGACCATCATGATCTATGCTTGGAATGAATTTGGTGAAGGTGGATTTATATGTCCAACTCGTAAGTACGGATATAAGATGCTTGAAGCTATCAAGACAACATTTAATAAATAACAGGGAACAAATAAAATGCCAATCGAAGACACATCAAACTCGTATGAATATAAACTAAAACAAGCTGGCCTAGCAGAGCCGCTATCTACATACTTGGCTGACCCGTATGATGAAGATCGATTGGCTGCAGGGTTTCCTGCATTTAACTTTGATTCTAATGGTGGTGTTTCTGGTTTAAGATCGGTAGATGATACTTCCATTAGATTCAATTCAATTTTTGGTAGTGGTTGGAATAGAGTTTTTAGTGGCCCACCCGCTGCAGCAACTGCGTATTCTTTCTGCAATCAAATCCCATCACGACCAAAATTTGTTGGTGTCCAACTCGGGTTTTTAAATTTGGGGGCTACACCATATACCGTATCTGGATGTAAAGTTGCTGCCACCCCTACCGATGGTAATACTGGTCAGACATTAACATGGTCTGATGCTACATTTGATAGCGGAGTTTCGTCAAGCACTACACCTAAAGTAATTTCTGCAGGTTCTGGTGCTACAGTTAATGCAATTCCCGGTGGTTTGACTGCAACTGATGTAATTGCAGTCAATTCAGTGGAACGTACTGATATTGTTGGAAATCCATATTTGCTTCAAGTGAGAACATACATCAGTACGTCATCAAACTTGCATGCATCACAAGCAGGTGGTATCTCTGCATTTAGAACTGCAACTGGTCTTGAGTATGGCTCCACAATTTTAGCAGGTGATCAAGTCACTAACCCAACTACAAACGCTATGACTCCAACTGGCGCTGGAACGTGGATTTGCCCAAGTGTAGTTAAATTCTACTATGAGGCACCAACAATTAATGTTGCAGGAATTGGCGATTCTCTTATGCGGGGCCAAGGTTCAAATTCTGGACACACAAGTGCTGAAGAAATTGCATGTCGCCAACTTTCAAGTGCATCAAAAATGTATGCATATTCAAATTTTGGTGTTTCTGGTCAAGGTCTAGCAGCAAGTTTTGCAACAGCACAAGCAGTTTTGAATTCTGATGTATTCCGACCACAAGTTTTAGTTTGGAAAGCATTCTCACCAAACGATGCATATACTCAATCAAATTTTGATGCGGCATATCTATACCTATTGAGATTGATGGATTTATGCAATCAGAAGGGTGTTAAGTTAATTGTTCGGAATGCACAGCGTTGGAATCAGTCAGTAGGTGTAACAGCTTCTATTGAAGTATTCAATGCACGAGTTGCTAAATTAGCTGGTCTGAATATCAATGATGATTATGGTATTCTTTCTGCTGGTTCTTCCGATCCAACAAAAAATCTTTTGGCATATAGCGTGAGTGGTGCAGATGCTCACTTGTCTGATGCAGGGTATACTGCACTATCCCAAAGTATTAGAACATTGATTCAGTCTGTATATCCTGTATAAATAACCCATGACGCAACCCGCAGCATGATAAATCAAAAGAATTAAAGAATAAGGAAAAGAGTACAGGCGTAGCCTTGCCGTAGGCACTTTCTAAGTGTTTCTACTACAATGGTTATTACGTCTTGCTAACTTCTACCTATTCTTTAATTCCTGTTTATGTTATGCTGCTTCGAAGAGAGGGTTAGTCTCTAGCTCTTATGATGTTCCGTATCTCTTGGTGAGCCGTACTGGTCATTCAATCTTATCCAATTATCGACCGAGTTTTTATCGTTAGATTGCTCTAACGCTCAGACTCCATATGTGGTAGTGCGCTCCACACAACTGAGTTAAAATCATGCCTTTCGGTGGGTCGTGTCTTGTATGCCCAGATGAGACATACTTCCTGCGGGTTGCTAGTGAACAGGTGGTTGCTTGCTTACCTTCGTTATAATGGATCGCTAATCCATGTTCTTTTACGTCTAACTGAAACAGCAAGTAAAGACGACGACTTTTTTGGTACGCTCCCATCGTGAGGATAAATAGCAGATTGAGTACCACGAAACCCGCTAAGTTGTATTATTTACTGCAACTATTTTTTGTCAAGAAGTCTTGCGTTTGTCTGTAAGATGCTATACAATGGTCTATTTATCATGAAATTCCTATGCTGAACCACGAACAACTGATGGCTGAATGGGCCAAAGACTCTACTATCGATGAAACCAATCTGATGAACGAAATGTATCGTCATCCGATGAAACATAGCAAGTATCTCACGCATCTACAAACTTACAAGGTGAAGCTGCGCCAGATGACCGCTAAATATATGAGTCTGCGCAGTGACAAGGTTCGGTACTACAACGGTGAAATGCCGAAGTCGGAATTGGCAGAACGGGGATGGCAGCAATATTTGTTTGCTAAACCGTTGAAGGCTCAGATGGAAGCGTTGCTTGAAGGTGACGCTGATCTGCAAAAGCTGCAGGAACAAACTTTGTATATTGAGACATTGGCACAGTCATGTGAGTCTATTTTGAAAGACCTTGGGAATCGGTACTACCTATTCAAGAGCATGGTCGAATACCAGAAATTTTTAAGTGGTGCATAATTATGAGTGTTTTGGAGTATGGTGAAAACGAGATAGTTGTATTCAAGCAAGATGAAAGCATGTTGAAGATTTTGTGCTTTCAATCTATTGCTATGGAAATCAATGAAGCATACAGCTTTCTTATGGATGGCTATAAGTATTCGCCACTCTACAAACAGGGTCGGTGGGATGGATACATTCGTATTTTCAGCCTTGGGAAACGTACTCTACCTTCTGGTCTTTACTCCAATCTTCAAGCCATGTGCGAAGATAGAGGCTGGACACTTCGCACTGTTTTAAATCCACATAATGAATCTTACGGTCTTCCAAATCAGAAACTGGAATTATCCAAAGAAGAATGTCAGGAGTATGTTGAAAGCCTGAACATTCATGCAGGTGGAAATAAGCTGATTGTAGACGATTTTCAGCATCATGGTATCTATCAGGCACTGATGAATCGTCAGTGCATCCTACACGCTGCTACGAGTGCTGGTAAGTCATTGATGGTCTATTCGATTGCGCGATACATCACTGAAGAACTTGATGGTCGAGTGCTTGTACTGGTACCTACTGTTGGTTTGACTACGCAGTTTAAATCTGACTTTAAAGACTACTCCAGCGAGAACAAATGGGATACCGAATCCAACGTACATTTGATCAGCGCAGGTGTCGATAAGAAGACCAAGAAACGCATCACGATATCTACCTACCAATCACTGTCTAAAGAACCTGCAGAATACTTCAATTCATTCACGTGTATTCTGACCGATGAAGGCCATAAGATTACTGCAGACACGTTCAAAAACATCTATGGTAAGGCAACCGAAGTACCTTATCGTTTGGCCTGTACAGGTACGTTACAGGAACTGAAATGTAATCTGTTGCAGATGATTGGTCTGACAGGGCCAGTGATCCATGTGATCAGTGCTGCTGAGTTGATAGAACGTGGTCGTGCTGTGCCACTAAAGATTCGTGGTATTCAGTTGAACTACAGTGAAGATTGGTGTGCTGCTATGAAAAAAGCAGACTATGACCAAGAAATCACGTGGTTAACAATGAACCCACGGCGCAATACCTTTGCAGCAAAATTAGCATCGAAGTTGAAAGGTACGACTTTGGTGATGTTCAATTACTCTGACCATGGAAAAATACTGTATGACAAAATTAAAGAATATGTTGGTGACACTCGCCCTGTCTATCTCATTGATGGTAACGTCAAGAAAGACCGTCGCGAAGAAATACGACTTCTGGCAGGGCTAGAAGACTGTATCATCGTCGCATCGCTTAAAACGATGGCTGCTGGTGTCAACATGCCAGCGATTGAAAACATCGTCTATACACACCCCACCAAGGGCAAAATCCAGTACCTACAAACGCTTGGTCGTGGCATTCGACTCAAGAAAGGTAAGACTCATTGCAATCTTTACGATCTAGGTGATAATCTAACCTATAAACGGAAACCAAACAACACGTTTAAACATTTTGGTATTCGTATGGAAACTCTTTCTCAGGAGGGTCATGAGTTTGAGATTGTGATGGTAGATTTTAAATAAGGTATAAATGCTTTTCATTGACATAAAATTTGCCAAGATGGTTGGGCAAAGAGTGGAGAGAGGTAGGATCAAAAACGATAACCCTTTTCACTTTCAAGGCAGGTGTGGAGTCTGCGGAGACTCCAAAGAATCCAAAAGTAAGATGCGGTTCCATATGCGAACACTTGATGATACCGTCATGTGTTCGTGTTTCAATTGTGGCCTAGCATTACCGATTGGTGCATACATGAAGTTGTATGAACCGGATTTGTTTGCGGATTACAAGTTTGAAAAATATCGGATCAATGGTGATGGTGGCGCAGTCATTACAACCAAAGAGGAACCCGTTAAACCGCCACCAGAATCGATTTGTACGCTTGACCTTGAACTGGTATCAGAAATGCCAGAAGACAGCATGGTGGCCCAATACGTGGCCTCACGACAGCTTCCTAAGTACCCCTTTTACTATGCAGAGAAATTCAGCGAGTTCTCTGCGCAATTCAATCCAGAAATGGCAAAGGCTCCAGAGGGGCCTAGACTTGTTATTCCATTTTTTGACAAGCGGGGTAACATATACGCATATCAAGGTCGTGATCTAACAGGTGAGTCAAGTCATAAATATCTCACCGTGAACATCGATAAGAAGATGCCAACAATTTTTGGTATCAATAGGGTCACGCGAAAGAAAAATATTCTGTTGGTCGAAGGGCCTTTGGATTCGTTATTTTTACCGAACTGTCTTGCTTCGGTTAATGCGGGTCTTCTATCAACAGCAAAAAAACTCGGTGTTGACAAGAACAACATAACTTTGATATTTGATTGTGAACCAAGAAACAAGGATATTGTTTCTATGTATAAAAAGGCACTTGAAGAGGGCTACAAGGTTGTTATATGGCCCAACACAACTGCCAAAAAGGTTGATATTAATGACTTGGTTAGAGCAGGTAAAGACCCTGTGAAAATAATCAATGACAACACATATCAGGGGCTTATGGGAATGATGAAATTTAACGAATGGAAGAGAGTATAGATGCTAAAAACGTTGATTAAGAGAGATGGTACAGTTCAAGAATATGATGCAAACAAAGCCAATGGTTGGGGTGAGTTTGCTGCGAAGACTTTAGGTAGCTATGTTGATTGGAGTTCTATTGTTCTGGAGACTGTTTCCAGATTGGGTGATCAATGCACTACGTTGGATTTTCAGAAGGGTCTGATCTACTCATGCTTGAATCGTAAGACATGGGAATACAACCGTATGGCTGGACGCTTGTATGCACCACAACTGGTTCGTGAGTTCTATGGTGACAAGCATCCTACCGTGCAACAACTGCATGCGGAATTGTTTAGCGTTGGATTGATGGTTTACCTGAATTACTCTAGCGAAGAGTATGCACAGGTTGAAGACATGATCAACCACAATCAGGATTTGAAGTACGCACACTTCCAGATTCATCAGATTCGCACTAAGTACGCACTGCGTAACAAGGTGTTGAAGAAAGAGTATGAAACTCCACAATTCGTTTTCATGCGTATGGCAATGGCTTTGGCAGAAAACGAGCCAAAAGAGCAGCGTATGGAGCATGTTAAGAAGTGGTACACATACCTCTCTAAGAACAAGATCAATGCGCCTACACCTAACTATGTGAATCTTGGCACACGCCTGAATGGTTATGCGTCTTGCTGTGTCTACACTACACATGATACTGCTGCTTCATTGGCTGCTGGTGATCATATCGCTTACATGATGACATGCATGTCTGCTGGTATCGGCTCACACATCAAGACTCGTTCCTTGGGTGATCCTATTCGTGGTGGATTGATTGAACATCAAGGTAAGCTGCCTTACTACCGTGCCATGGTTGGTGCTATCGGCGCTAACTTGCAAAATGGTCGTGGTGGTGCATCGACAGTTCACTACACTGCATTTGATCCTGAAGTTAAGACAATCCAGAAACTACGTCACCCGATGACTCCTGCAGCTAAACGTATTGCAGGCGCACACTACTCATTTGGCTCTAACAAACTGTTCGCACGTAAGGTTGCACGTGACGAAATGTATGCACCATTTTCTTACCACTCTAATCCTGAATTGTATAACGCTCAATATGCAAAAGATCAAAGCATTTTCGAACGTCTGTACATGGAGTATGAAAAGACTGCAACGTTCAAACTAAGCGCTCGTGAAGTGCTTGTAGATGCTCTGCGTCAGGCTTATGAAACTGGTGTGCAGTATGACCATCGCACCGATGAATTGAATAAGCACACACCTTTTATTGACCCAATTTGGTCATCTAATTTGTGTCAAGAAATTGGTCTTCCAAGTAAAGGCTATCAATCAGTCAAAGAACTGTATGAAGAGTACAAAGAGGGTGATGGTGAAATTGGTCTTTGCTCTTTGGGTGGTGTGGTTGTTGGTAACATCGACTCCGATGAAGAGTACGCTGATGTCGCATACTACACGCTGAAAATGATCGATGTTTGTATCCACAAAGCAGACTATGTTTTCCCAAGTTTGGAACACACTGCTAAGTCTCGTATGAGTGCTGGTGTGGGTGTTATTGGTCTTGCACACTTGATGGCTAAGAAACATTTGAAGTTCGATACACAGGAAGGTCGTAACTTCATCCACGAGACATTTGAAACCCACTACTGGCACTTGCTGAATGCGTCTTTGCGCCTCGGTAAAGAGTTGGGTAATGCTCCATGGATGCACAAGACTTTGTGGCCTAAAGGATGGTTACCTCTCGATACATACAACAAGAATGTTGATAGCCTCGTCACTGTAGAGAACAAGCGTGATTGGGAATGGATACGCAAAGAAATCATTGCAAATGGTGGTATTCGTAACTCGGTTATTGCTGCCCATATGCCTGCTGAATCTTCGGCATCCGCATCAGGCACAACTAATGGTGGATATGCTATTCGTTCATTGTCTATCATGAAGACAAACGATACAGCAACTACATATTGGGAAGCACCTGATGCTGGTAAACTTGGTAAGTGGTATCAACTTGCATGGGATATTTCAAACACGGATCACATCAAGAATTATGCTGTGATGCAGAAGTGGACAGATCAAGGTATCTCTGCTGATCTTTATGCAGATGTGTCGGGTAACACCACTATTTCTTCGTCTGAGATCATTCAGGATTATTTGTCAATCGCTAAGTATGGTTTGAAGAGTCGCTACTACGTTGTTTCTAAGACTTCTGATGGTGTGGATTTGACTTCAACAGAGAATGCAGTATCATTAAATACTGTCCCGACTGCAGAAGTCGAGGAAGATGATTCGGTCTGCGAATCATGCACTTTGTAAAGGAAATATGAGTAAAGTTTTTAACACAGGAAAAACGATTGAGGAATACATGGAAAAGGGTACGCCCCTTTTCCTTGGAGTAGAGCCTGGTCTTTTTAACACTATCAACAAACAGTACCCAAAACTCTGGGATTTGTACAAGGAAATGAAGAGTTTGGATTGGGATGAAGTCGAGTTTGACTACTCTCAATGTAACCAAGAATTCAAGACATGTGACAGATCAACATACCAAATGATGTTGATTAACCTTGCATGGCAATGGGGTGGTGATTCTGCCGCAACATCCATCACTGCCATTCTTGGTAGCGTCATCACAGACTCTTCTTTGTGGGCACTGACAGGTCGAATCTCTGACAACGAAGTCGTACATGCATCCACATATTCTGAGATTGTGCGGATGTCTTTTGATAATCCAGAATTGGCTCTGCGGGAAGTTCTGGATGCGAAAGAATCTATCAATCGACTGACTCATGTTGTTGCTGTTTTTGAAAACGCAAAACGACTTTGTAGTCTGTATGGTGCGGGTGAAGAGGTTGATAAGCAAGAGTTGTACGATGCAATCTTTTTGATGTATTGCGCACTGCTGATGTTGGAGCGAGTTCAGTTTACAGGTTCATTCGGTGTGACGTTTACGATCTGTGCTACAGGTCTGTTTCAGGCTATCGGTAAAGCGATCCAAAAAATTTGCCAAGATGAATTGGAAGTACATGCCATGGCAGATAAAGAAGTGTTGCGCATCGAACTCAAAACTCAGCGTGGACAAGACTCTTACAACCGTCAATTGCCAAAGATCAAACAACTCTTCAATGAAGTGATTGGTGCAGAATTCAGCTTCATCGATTACATGTTTTCTGAAGGTCGTTCTTTGACTGGTGCTACGGCAAATACCATGAAGCAATGGGTTTTGTTTAACGCACGTGATGTGGACAAGTTTTTGGATTTGAATAGTGAATTCACATTCCCCACCAAAAACCCATGCCCTCACTTGGAAGATTGGGTAAATATTGGCAATGTACAGGCTGCTCCACAGGAAGAAGTCAACAATGCATACAAGGTCAACACTATTGTGAATGACGATTCTGGTAAAACTTTTGAGGTAGATTTCTAATGGGTGATTTTGTAGTTTATTCCAAACCGGCTTGCGTTCAATGTGATCAGGCAAAGGCTTTGATCAAGGCAAAAGGTAAGACTTATATTGAAAAACAAATTGATGTTGGTCAGGATAAGAAGCCAGATGTTGAATATGTTGAACTGCAGACTTTGAAGCAACAATATTCGAACATTCGTATGGCTCCTGTCATTACTGATATCAACGGAAACTTTATTGGTTCATTACCCGAGTTGCGCAAACTGTTGAGTTGATAAATACTGACTTATGGGAGAAAACTATGAGTCAGTGGACATACAATGGTGTTATAATGGCATCACAGGATCAGTTTCCTAGTGATGCCTTTTCATTTGTGTATAAGATTACACGAATATCCGATGGGAAGTTCTATATCGGTAAAAAATTAGCATTCTTTCAGAAGACAACCCAGAAAACGGTTAAACTGAAGAATGGAACAAAAAAAGTCAAAAAAATTAAGAGTCTGGTACCTTCCGACTGGCTCACGTATTGGAGTTCATCTGCTGAACTTATCAAGGATGTAGAAACCCTTGGTGAAGATGCTTTCACACGTGAAATACTCTGCTTTTGTCTCAGTAAATCACACGCATCATATCTCGAAGCCAAATATCAGTTTGATCATAAAGTTCTTGAAATTGATAAGGAAAAGACATATAACGGCATCATAAACTGTCGAATACATCATTCTCATGTGAGAAAGTTTTTTAATTGATCTAAACTTGTGTTATAATTGATGTAACAAAGGAAAATAAGATGAAAACTTTTTACATTCACGGTTACGGCTCTTCTCCCAAGTCACAGACTTTCTTGGATATGCAAGCAGCTATTCCTGATATCGAATGCTTGACATATGATAGTAATTCGCCAATCAGTTCTATTTTTCTATTTGTCGGCCAAGTTTTAAAGGTTGATGAACCGATCCATATCATTGCATCGTCATTGGGCGGTTGGTATGCAGAACAGATTGCATCCATCATTCCAGTGTCTTTGACCCTATATAACCCTTCACTGAATCCACGTGAATCTTTGAAGAAGTATGGGTTGCCTGAAAGCGTTACAAATTTGTATCGTGACGTTTTGATCAACCCAAATGTTGATCGCACTGTTGTCCTTTCAAAGGATGACACTGTGGTTTCTCCTGATAACGCAATGGTTAAATATGCAGACATTGCAAATATGGTCATCACAGAAGGTGGTCATAGAATGACCCCAACAAACTTAGGTATTATCGTAGATGACTGGAAATTTAGATCAAATCAACTTGGATGAAGTAATTTTCGAAAATGTTACTGTGAATTTTAGATTCTCAGATTTTCGAAAGCTAAATGAAGGGTTTAAGAACTTTTTACCATCTGATGTAGAAAAGAAACGTGCCCATGCCGATGAAATCCATGCAATGCTTACAAAGGCATATGCTGATCAAGGTGGTATAAAAGGTACCGGTTTTGAATCACCTGAAAGTATGGTTCATAACATTCCTATGTGGAAAATCCATAAACAAGATGGAAAGATTCGCAGTGTGGCTATGTATAAAGATTCGGATGGTCGTAAACGTGTTGCTATTGCTACCGATGGTACTCCAGAAGGAAAGGCATCTGCAGCCAAAGTTGTTGATGCTGATTTAAGAAAGCATCGTGCCCACATGGAAGTTTCTGGTAAATCACTTTCTGTTTTAAAGAAAATGGTTCCTATCAAAGACTTTGCACGTAGTTTTGAGGATGCTGAAAAATTTCATGCTTCACGTGGCGATAAAATTGAGCGACCAACAGATGATGATCCAGAGGCTGTTCGTCATCCAGAACTGAAGCATCTGATGTACACTCGCGAACTCGGTGGTGAGAAAAAGACCAAGATTATGCTTGGTAAGCAGGGTTTGAAGATCACCGAAGCCACTGCCGAAGACCACTTCAAGGCATCTAAGTCACGATTCAACCGTAGCCACTATTCGACAGGTGGTTGGACAGTTGTTCCTAACACACACCCTGCAGCACAAGCTGCTGATCGTCGGCCTGAGTTTTCAACCGATGACTGGAATAAGTTGCATGACAAGTCTATCGCTGCTATCCATAAGCATAAAGTGCCTTCAGGCTATCATGTCATGTTTAGTCGGCATATGGATCAGGGTTATGTCACTCACGTTGATCATGACTCGAAGAAGTTAAATATTGTCACAGTTTTGCCACGTGGGAAGTATCGACCAACAAAAGAAGGTGATGGTCGAGTTATTTTTGAATCTATTTCAGAAAATTTTGTTGACATAGACTAAACTGTGTTATAATTCGGGTATGACACAGACACATACCCAAATCCGCGAAGCTAACATTCTTTCCCTGCTGCGTAAACACGATCCAGCAGGCGTTGGCATTTTTCCAGAATCAGAAATCAACTACATTGAGTATGCTCATGAAGCATCGCTCTTGGTTACCGTTTCTGACGAAAATTTCATCACTGCAGCATGTAAATTTCTAGAATCAACATATGGCCGTGTGGTTGATTCTTATATGGTCAATCGTGTTACTTTAGTTGCTGCTGAACTACGAAAGATGTAAATCTTTATGCTCAAGAAAAATAAACTACCAACTCTAAAAATCACCAATGCTTTTGGTGATGCTGTCATCAAAGTGAAGAAAAACCGCTGGATTCAAGGTGCCAAGTGGTTTATTGCTATCGTAATTATAGCAATTGCTTCCGCAACTTACACTGTGGGTAAATCGACGTATCAAGAATATGTTGCAAAACAAAACTATGTTGCTGAAGAAACCAAGAAAGCACTCTCTGGTGAAGATTCTATAGTCATTCAAGCTACTGCAGACATCATCAAGCGTGATGCTAAGGTGCCTACTTCTAACGAAATTGCCAAGAAATATGCAATGTGGGTCTATCAGGCTGCGTCTAAGTATTCCGTTGATCCAGTGCTGGTATTGTCCGTGATGCGTAACGAATCACAGTTTGACTACAAGGCAACTTCTCCTACTGGCGCACGTGGTTTGATGCAAGTGATTGCGTCTTGGCATCGTGAAAAAACAAGTGAAGTGGCACTGTATGATCCTAAAAATGCTATCTTTGTAGGAACACAAATTCTTGCGGAATATGGTGCTAGGTCTAAGACTGAAGCGGAAACGTTGCTTCGATACAACGGTTCTTTGAATCAAGCACCTGTGTATGCTACAAAGGTGCTACTGACCAAGCGTAAATATGATGATGAAATCTATAAAGCAATCATCAATGATGTATAAGGAAAATAATGGCAACTGCGCACAATGACATTACTAACGACAAGATCGCTTCTAAGGTACCTTCTCAGGATTACCTTAGTAATTTCGACTTGATTTTTCGTAAAAACAAGCCTGTTGAGGCACCAAAAGTTGAAGACGATAAATATGTAATCGAATCTCAACAACCAACAGGAAATTAATAATGCAAACTTTCAAGGAATTTAGAGCAGAGCGGATGAATCCGACTGAGGCTCATGTTCAAGCCAAACACTTTGACACTCAAGAATATGATGTGCTGACTGGTAAAGAAGCAACAAACGAATCAGTTTCTCCTGATCCAGAAAATGCAAAGCGCATCATCATGCGTCACGATGGCGAAGGTGCGCCTAAAGGTGTTTCTGGCTTGAGCGTTCCACGCCACATGTGGGAAGGTTCTAAGACCATGACTGGTATGGCAGAGCGTAATAAAGCACGTGCTGAAGTATATGGCTCCGAACATCGCGAACCCCTCTCGGTTTCCGAAATGGAAGAAAGCCATAAATCTGTTTTGGATGAACACTTTGCAAAGCCAAAAGCACTGCAAATCGCTCATGAAAAAGAAGCTATTGGTCGTCTGAAGGCTGCTAAACATTTGGATTCCGGTAGTACAACCGACGAATCTGAAAAAACCGATACCATCCTGCATGAAAAGGATAAATCTGGTCGTGGCTACATTGCTGCAGCGTGTAAAGGTGTGGCTGGTCATGCTGTTTACACTTCTGGTGGTGGTGAGCATGCGCAGCATCGGGTGGTGAATACCTGCCCGGGTCAGACTCGTGGTTGTGGTGGTGGTGTTGATGCCCATGGCGTTGCGAACACGACTAAGGGTACATGTTTTGCACCTAATGCCGAGGCACAGTATCCGGGCGCTTCGATCCGTCGCGCATACCTTGATCAGTCAAAACATGATCCTAAGATGACCAAAGACTACATCTTGGCTCATACTCACTCTATCCGTATGGGTGCTGAAAAGGCTGACAAGAAAGACAAGAATTTCGTTATTCGACCAAACACTTTGAATGAGAATGATCGTTCGACAAAGCACGTTGTGCGCCAACTGAATGCACAACGTGCTACAGAAGGTAAGTCTAAGATCATTAGCTACCAGTACAGCAAGACTAACGAATTGAACGATCCAGAAAACGGTACTCACGTTACCCACTCCAACATTGGCCCAAAGGTGATCAATGGTAAGATGGTGCGTGAAAACGTTAATCGTGACTCACATCGCGTTAACAACACTGTGACTGCAACTAAGTCTTCTGGTGAAGATTTGCGAAACGTGCAAGGCAACAAGACCCCTGCTATGCACTCTTACTTGGTTACCAATTTACCACGTGGTGGTGCTATGGACAAAGAGTACCAGAAGCATGCAAAGACCATTAAGTATTGGGATCGTGGTACAAAGCTGTCTGAAGACGAATTGAAGTCTAGCCCTCGTGAAGGTCACTTTGACGGTGCTGGTAAGCCTACAACCGAAGATAAGGCACACCATGGATTTAAGGTGGTTGGTGAGCGTAAGTATGAGTATCAGAATCAACACATCTTGCATCCACGGATGACCAGTGTAAACGGGCATGATATTCCTTCTGACTCACGTTTCAAAGACGACGAACATATGCCCTCTGAGGCTACCCGTTTCAAGTCTAAAAACGGTAAGTCTGCCGGTGGTGTGGTTGTGACTTCTGCAACGACTTCTACCAGTGGTGAGCGTAGCAATTCTTCCTTCACGCATCGTATTGATCAACACAAACTTGATAAAATCAAGCAGACTGGAGTTCATGAAATCGATGCGCCTGAAGAGCAAGAGGCAGCACGTGGTAAAGACTACAATGGTGAAGAACATGCAGTTCCATTGAGCAAAATTGGTGGTCTGAAGAAAACTCTCAAAGAGTCTGAAGAATAAATTATTTTCAAAAATAATTCAAAAAGGCCCCTAGGGGCCTTTTTTATTGTATAATTCATCCATCGAAACAAAACTTCAAAAGGTACGATATGAAACAAGTAATTAACAAATCCATCGCTCAAATCTTCTCTGCTGTGAACGGCAACACCATCATCAGCATGGACACTGAAACAGTTCCTGTTCTGAAGGGTGGCAAGAGCAATCCTCTGCAAGGTCGCGTTACCAAAGTCATGCGCGGTGCGTCGGTGATGGTTTTCCAGAACAAGAACAGCAACGGCTACGAAAACATGGTTCGTCGTCGCCTTGAAAAAGAAGGTAAAGATGTAGATTTCCAAGTTGGCCCTCGTGCATGGGGTACTCGTGTCGAAGGTACTCCTATCGTTGAACACAAGGGCAAGACCTACCTCGAAGTCATCTTCCTCCGCGCTGGTGAAGTCGAATATCGACTGGATGGTAAAGCAATTGATGCTGAACTGGTTGGTGAACAAACTTCCAGCAACGGTCAACAAGCAGGTCTGGATAACAAAGTTGTTATTCGCACTTTTGCTGAAGACTCCATCAAGCGACTCAAAGTTGGTGGCATCACCTTCGAAGCATAAGAAAAGACCCTTCTGGGTCTTTTTTGTTGACAATATAAAAATCTTGGTGTATATTACCGAAAAAGGATTTATTATGAAACTACTTACAAAACTGCGTCTGAAGACGATCTTTACAACTATCATGTTTGCTTTTGTACTGGCAAACTGCGCTCCAAAGCCTGCACATGCTCAATTGACTGATGGGCAGTCTGCAGTGCTTGGTGGCATCATTGGATATGCTCTTGGCAAGGATAAACGTGAAATTCAATACGTTCCTGTCTATCCTACATACGTTCCGCAGGCTCCAGTCTTTATCCACCCTTCTCAGGTACAGGGATACAACTCAACCGACCATGGATACTGCGCACCCTACTTGAATGAAGCGTATTATCAGTGCCTTGGTAACCTGCAGCGCCAACGAAATGAGGCTGCTTACCAGCGAGGATTGCGCGGTTATTGACGAACTAACAAACGTAGGTTATGATTTCAATAGAACTAAGTTCGAAAACGGTTTTTATTTTATAAAGGATTAAAATGGTAAAAGTGAGTGGAAAGAATGGTATTACCGTAACAGTCATTGCAGACTCGGTAAATATCTTAGGCAATCGAATGACAACTTTGGAATTGGAATATCCACGGTTTATCCATTCTGAGGTTATGACACATCGCATGTTGTCGAAAAATGCAGCCAGTTCTCGCGCTATCCCCATTAAAACCACAATTGAGCATGTAAAAAAATTTCCTGCTACACCTGTGCATTGGGGTAAAAATCAAGCCGGTATGCAGGCAAAGGAAGAGTTAGATGCTCCATCGATTGCTCGTGTGGAACATCTTTGGCATTCAGCTAAAGAGTCTGCTATTCATTACCTTGAAGAGTTGCAAAGTGCCGGATTGCATAAGCAAATTGCGTCAAGAATTATTGAGCCATGGTTTATGATGAAGACCGTAATTTCCGGTACTGAATGGAACAACTTGATCTGGTTGCGTGACCATGAAGATGCACAACCTGAATTTGCTGAACTAGCTAAGTGTATTGTTGATGCAGTAAACAAGTCTACACCGATTCTCTTGCATGCCGGTGAATGGCATCTACCTTATGTCACAACTGCTTTTTCTATCAGTGAAGATGGTCTAGACGAAAATATTGTTTACCTCGATACCGATGGTAATAAAATCGACTTGGATACTGCACGTAAGGTTTCCGCATCATGCTGCGCACAGGTATCTTACCGTAAGCTGGATGACAGTGTAGAAAAGGCTATTGATATTTTCAACAAGCTGTTTAGCGGTAGTCGAGTACATGCATCTCCTGTTGAGCATCAAGCCACTCCGATGATTGAAGAGCAGGGTGATCCCTTGGATTGGGAAGCAGGCGTTACTCACGTGGATCGCAACGGTAAATACTGGTCTGGTAATCTTTGTGGATGGATTCAGTACCGTAAGTTGATTGCTAATGAGGCAGTTTGGTAATGTTTCATTGGTTATCACACTTAACAGGACAAAATCTTGGTAAGGTGGTAACTTACCGAGAAAACGGCTACATTTATGTGGGCTTTGAATGTAGCAAGTGTAAGAAAATAGACCCGAAAACCCTTGAAAAAATTGAAGAAAGTGAAATTATACATGACAACACAAGACCTGACCCAGACTACGACGACTCAGATTGACTCAGATGTGATGCTTATCGGCCTCCCTTCCGGTGAAAAAGTGGTCGCTGATGTGACCTTTGATGGTGGCTCACTGATCCTACGGAATGTGCTTGAAATTCTGACCATGGCGGATGGCGCGGGTAACTACAAGTTCAGTCTTGCACCGTTTATGGTTTATGCTGATCCTGAAGCTGGTATTTCTGTGCCGGTGACTCAAGTGCTGATGTCGATTCCGGGCGGCGAGTTGCGCGAAGCCCATAAGCGTCAATTCAGCAAAATCATTCTGCCTGAATCCAACTTGGTTCTTTCTAGCTAATCCAGATGCCAACATACGATTATCACTGTAAAGCCTGTAGCAGCACGTTTGAGGCTGTTAAAAAAATTGCAGACAGGGACAATACTACTGATCTAGTTTGTCCAGAATGCGCTGGACACGGTTCTATTGAGCGGCAGGTAGGTGCGCCTATGTTTGCCTACACAGTCGTCACCAAGGGCGGTTATGGCTCGAATTTGGGCGGTTTTAAAGATGTGTTGGCTAAGGTTCACTCAAGAACTGTAGGTTCAAACCTCGACAAACTAAGTAGCTACGAAGTTGGGAAGTATTAACTGCTTCCATTAAATCGATTTGAGGGCGCGTGAGTACCCTCAAATTTTGATTAACAACTATGGAGTTTTAACTTGGCACGATCTGCTACTAAAAAATCTACACTCACTTCCGCACCACCTGCTTTGCAACGTCAAGCCAAACGGCTCACACGACAGCAGAAACGCCTTGAACAGGAACTTATGGCGGCAGCGCCATTGACCACTACAAGTGCAACAACTAGAAGTCGCGGCATTACTTTAAAAGACCTGAAAGTGATTGAACCAATCACTGAAACTCAGGAAGATTTTTTTGATAATTATGTTGACAATGATGCAATCGTACTGGCTGGTTCCGCAGGTACTGGAAAATCTTACATTGCCATTTATCAGGCATTGCTCGATGTTCTGGAACCAGAATCACAGTATCATAAAATCGCTATCATTCGTTCGACAGCGCAGGTTCGGGATATGGGTTTCTTGCCCGGCACTGATGAAGAAAAAATTGCTCCCTTCGAGGAACCATACAAAGAAATTTGTGCCAATCTTTTGAAGCGCAAAGACGCATACGACAAGCTGAAAGATATGGGTAAAATTGAGTTTGCATCCACTTCCTTTTTGCGCGGCATGACCTTCGATAATACGATTGTTATCTTTGATGAATGCCAGAATGAAACCTTTGCTGCTATAAATACAGTAGCAACCCGCATTGGTAAAAACTCTAAGTTGCTCATGATTGGTGATGGTGCGCAAACCGATATCTCTAAGAACAAATCAGACATGTCTGGTTTTGCCGATTTTATGAGAGTGGCGCGTACTATCCCTGACTTCCGTATTCACACATTTACTAGCAACGACATTGTTCGCAGCGGTTTTGTAAAACAGTGGATCATAGCTTGCGAAAAATTAGGCTTACTGTAAAATAAAAAGGGGCTTCGGCCCCTTGTTAACTTTTAGGATAAAACAAATATGGTTTCATGCACACACTGTAATTCTACTGATGTAAAATATAAACGTGATCGCGTTAACTCTGATGGGTCTATATCTAATCGGTACGTTTGTGGCTCTTGCGACAAGTGGTTTTCTGTGAGATGCGACAAGGCCGAGCCTAGTGAAGGTGACTTATCCGCACTGACTTCATCCACCAAATTTGTTATTACTTCATGCCAGAATAACACTCCGGTTCATGAAGAGTTTTTGTATGCTCTGGAAAACTATTGCAATTACCACAAAGCACAGTTGCTCATTGTTCCTATCAACTATCGTGCTAACGATTTTGACGAACTGACATACGAAATACCAGTAGATATTCGACACACTCTGGTAACGACGAAACTGCAGATTCACCCTGAAGTGTTTGTCATGGGTAAGTTCAACTTTATCCCCACGACAGTAAACCCTTTGGCTGGTCTGGAATCACTTTCACGTGGTGATACGTTGATTGTACCTTCTCCACAATTGCGCATGAAAGCCAGTGCTGTAAGTGCTTCTAGACACCCTGCTATCTTGCATACGACTGGTGCGATTAGTCATCCACAATACGCAAATAACAAGGTCGGTGAAAAAGCATTGTTTAATCATTCTTACTCTGCCGTTCTGGTTGATATCGATAGCGACAATGATTTTCATATTCGAGTTCTTTCCTGTGATCAAGAAAACCGTTTCCGTGATCTTGGTGAAGTCTGGTCTGCAAACAGCATCCATGGCCCAGACGGTTTCGATGCGCCTACTGCTTTGGTGACAGGCGACGAACATGCTATTTTTGCCTCACCAAGTGTTAAAGAAGCCACTTATACCAATTCTGATTCTATTGTTCGTGTTTTGAAACCGACATTTGTAGTTCGTCATGATGTGCTGGATATGTACTCAGGTAGCCACCATCATAAGGGTGATGCTATTAAAACAGTAGCTAAACATACCTTTGGTATGGATAAAGTTGAAGATGAATTAGAAAAAACTGTCGAATATATCAAAGAAACCACTATTGGTGATTATTTCAATATTATTGTTCCATCTAATCATAGTGATCATTTGACAAAGTGGTTATCCACTGTTGATATCAAACAAGAGCCATGGAATGCTTTGTTCTATCACAAAATGATGTATAATATCCTTAGCACTTTGAAACAAACCGAAAGTGGTGTTTCTTATGCTGATCCGTTTAAGTTATACTGTGAGTCTGTTGGCGCACCTAATACACGCTTCTTAGCCCATGGTGAATCTTTTAGTGTTGCTGGTGTTGAGTTGGGTTCCCATGGTCATGAAGGTAAGAATGGCGCACGTGGATCGATTAACCAGTATGCAGACCTATCACAGCGATATGTGATTGGGCATAGCCATACGCCGGGAATTATCTACGGGGCTTACCAAGTCGGCACTTCCAGCAATCTCAAGCTGGAATATTCTCGCGGCCCATCAAGCTGGATCGCTTGCCATTGCGTTGTATATAGCAATGGCAAGCGCCAGTTAATTAATGTCATCAATGGTAAATGGAGAGCCTAAACTTTCAAAATCTTCTAGACTATATGCTTTAAAACCTTTATGTGATTTAGTTCTTCCATGGATTACATCACAAACAGATGAATACTTTAAATCGTTATCTCTACAAAACTGCGCAAGACCTCTTATTGTTTCTTGTTTTCCGCAAGGATGAATAATAACGTAAGATTTTTTACGGTTTTCTGTTCTTTTAGCGACATGATCTTGAGATTGTTTTCTACCTTTTCCTGCATCACTCATTTTTTGTTTTGCTTCATCGGATGGTTTTCTATTTCTATTTTTTAAATTTGGTTTACCCTTTCTCATTTTAGATTGGGCTTCGCAAAATTCCTTTGACATCTTTGCACCTTTTCTATTTGAGACTCTACCTTTTAGCTTTTTGGAAATAGCTGCTCTATGCTCTTCTGTGATCGTTTTGCCACTATGTATTTTTGAAAGTTTGTCCTTTGTTTCCTGACTACGCTGTAAACCCTTTTGTGACATTCCAAAAAACCCGTTCACACTTGCATTTGACATGTTTATGTAAAGGGGAGATTTTACAACGTTCAGTGACTTTTGAACTCTGAATTCTGCTTCAATAGCCTCTTTTCTACTTTCATATGTTTTTATAATTTGGGTCTTGAATAGATGCTTGTTATTTTTTAGTTCTGATAGCCATATCTCTTTGTACTTTTTCGACACAACAGTTCCATGATATCCATCCTTGATTCGACTCACTGACGAAGAACCGATATAAAACATAGGCATTTTATTACCCATGTATGTTGTCAAATAGATTGCATATGTTTTCATTTTTACTCCTATATTTTTCCTATTCTTTATTTATTGTTTTTCAACACTCATTGAGTCGTTTATAATGATGGAAATTCAATTTTAATGTCGATTAGAGTTGACTCTCTAATTTTTCATGTTATACTGGTCATTTTTGATCAATAAAGGAATGAAATGAGTGAAGAAACAAAAGATACAGAACAAGAAATTATTGATGTAATCGAAGATCAAGGTCGGCCTCGTGTGTTCAGTTATAAGTTCACTGCTCCCGATGGGGATTCTAAGGTTGTGGCTGTTATTGCAATGTGCGCAACTGATGCTAAAATAGCTTTACTCTCCCAATTACCGGAAGGTTCTACGCTTTTAAAAGTCGGCGTCATTGCCGATTTTGTTTTGCAAGCGTAACTGTCGCTGAATCAGATATTCAGTATTTTTATGAAAGAAGTGTTATATGATTGTTAAAACTGGTGAAAAATTTGCTTCTCGTGCATCTGGTCAAAAAATTCGCGTTGTGGGTACTTTGGGTACTGAAACAGCGATTATTGTTAACCTGAAGGGTAATGGTCATCGTGATGCATCAACAACTCGTGCAGTGGTTGTTGACTCGATCCGTCGCAAGTACCAACGGGTGTAATGCGAGTAGCTGTAGTTGGCGGTAGAGATTTTACTGACTATGGCTTGTTGAAGACAACATTAGCACCACTCAAAATAAGTCATATTATTTCAGGTGGTGCTAATGGTGCTGATACGTTGGCTGTTCAATATGCTATAGAAAAAAGCATACCATTTACAGAATTTATACCTCAATGGTATGTGAATGGTCGATACGATAACCGTGCAGGATTTGTACGAAATAAACAAATTGTACATGCGTCTGAAGTTGTCTATGCTTTTTGGAATGGTAAATCAAAGGGTACAAAATCAACAATTGATTTTGCCAATAAAATCGGTGTTAAATGTTTTGTGGTAACGTATGAAACATTTTATGAAATAGAAGAGGAAAACGATTTATGGAAAATAACCTTGTAAAACGCAGCCGTAACGAAGAAGACGGTGATGAAATTGAAATGATTCAGATTGGTGCCTCACAATCATCTATGATCCGTGCTTCGCGACACACAATTAACAATTTTCGTGTGTACTTAGATGAAAATATCGGTGAAGCTAAAAAATATCGTGATTTGATTGATGCTTTGGTTTCGGCAGGACAGCATGACGAGTTCAACCTGTTTATCAATAATGGTGGTGGATATCTGTATACTGCACTGGCTATCATCGAAGCAATTAAGGCAAGTCAGGCAACTGTCCGTGCTATTGTGGTTGGTGAATGTCACTCCGCAGCCAGTATTATCACTCTGTCATGCCATGAAATCATGATCACAGATGCTGCAAATATGATGGTTCACTCCGCATCATTTGGCTCTGGTGGTTTTGCTCACAACGTCAAGCATCATGCAGATTTTTCTGTAGCTCAATTGGGTGTGTTGTTTGATGAAGTTTATGGTGGTTTCCTAACCGAAACCGAAATGAAAGAGTTGAAGAGTGGTCGCGAATTCTGGTTCAATGCAAAAGAAATTGCAAAACGTGTGGCTAATCGCATGAAACATCAGCAATCAAAAACCAAGGCTTCTATCAAGAAAGCTGGAAGCACTCCAAAACGTACCAAAAAGGTCGTAGGCGAAGATTTGGTTTCTGATTAATAGCAACCTAACAATAATTATGGAAAGCGCTCTAACGGGCGCTATTGAATTTTGAAGTATCAAACTTTAATTGAGACTGTTTTCAAAGATATTCAGCGGGAGCCACGTGGCAATCAAGTAGAGATTGTCAACCAAGTTCTCACTGAATTTTTTGACAACGACAAGCAAAACGTAGTTTTAAACGCACCAACGGGTATCGGTAAGTCGATCCTTGGTGCTGTCATTGCTGGATGTGTTGAATCACTCTCCGAACAAACAAATGGCTTGTCATCTATTATTTTGATGGGCACCAACGGGCTTGCAAAGCAATACAGTGAGTCTTTTGATCATCTTGATCACCACAAATTCTTTCAGATTAAAGGCGCTTCAAATTATCCCTGCGCCTTCATGGAAGCACAACCAAGCGCCACATCCACAACCGGTGAAGAGTGTTGTAAGCCCCTTCTCCATGAAATGGAAGTATCGAAGTATTGCCGAGGCTGTGAGTTTGACCATGCTAAGAAGATGGTCAACAAGACAGCGAATCTGATTACCAACTTTTCCTACTTCCTTACTGCCAGTTTGAATTCTGGGCACTTGGAACCTAGGACACTACACATCTTTGATGAAGCACACACGTTCAATGATGCATATACCAGCTTCACCGAAATTTTGATCACATCCGAATTGCTTGGTAAGTATGTTTCCGAACTGAGCAATGTGAATGATCGTTGCAACGAAGAAGCTGCTGCTCTGGCTATGCTTAAACAGAAGCTGGAAAACAATGAAGTGCATGAATCCAGTTATGAGCAAATCATCAACGTTCTGATGAAGATTTATGAGAGTGCCGCATCCACTTTAACATCACAATCTTCTTTGATTGCGGGACATGATAAGGTGCTTGCAATGAAGTATGCGAAGATGGCGAAGAAGTACGAAAACAACTATCAACGCATCAAGTTTTTGATTGAAGGTGAGTATGAGCATGTTTTCGATAATACTGCTCCAAATTGTGCCGCAATTAAGACTATTTTTGTCTCTGACTCTATCGAAGCATGCTTGGGTAAAAAGAACCTCTTCATGTCTGCTACCATCACCGAAAATATCGCTTGGAACATCATTGGATTGGATCGGGAGAATAGTGCATTCATCATGCTCGATCCTGTCTTCCCACCAGAGAACAAACCAATCTTTTTCATTGGTAAACACTCCCTGAATTTCAACACTCTGAAAGACCCTGAAGTCTTGAACAACTTGAAGACTTCCGTTCAAAAAATTTCTGAGCGGTACCCAGATTCTAAGGGTCTGTTGATCGCACCATCGTTCTATCTTGGTTCAGTTGTTGCAAAAAATGTGAAGGGTGTTAGACTCTTTGAACATGTGTCTGGTGGAAAGAAACTACCTGAGTTGATCAAAGAGTTTAAGGCTTACAAAGGCGGTGCCTTGCTGGTGTCTCCGAGCATCTGGGAAGGTTTCGATATTGCAGAGTCTGACTATCAGATTTTGCTTAAAGCACCCTACGCATCTTTGGGAGACAAGCGTATCAAGTACATCTGTGATAACTATCCGATTGTCTATCAAGAAATGACACTGCTAAAGATACTTCAGGGTATTGGTCGTAGTGTTCGTTCCCCTACTGATCGTGCAGACACATACATGCTTGATGCCGGTATTGAGAAGCTGTTTAACAGCAAATCCAATCTCTGGAAAAACCACTATAAAGTTTTGAGTAAAGGAAAATAAAATGACTGATAAAAATGTAGATACAACGTATCCATACCCAACGGGCGGTGTGCCATCGATTAGCGCTGGTGGTGTCAGTTCGCGTGAGTATATCCCAACACGTGACGGTACACCAGTGCATGTTAACGGTTGGGTGGATAATGTGATTAATCTGAAGACATTCGATAAACGCGCACACAACCACTATTTCAAAGATGTTTCGAAACTGGATTTCATTGATGTGTATCGTGTTCTGCAGTTGTTTGCTGTGAATGATCCCTGCATTCAACATGCAGTGAAGAAACTGCTTGTTGCCGGTGGTCGCGGTGCTGGCAAAGACATCAAAAAAGACATTCAAGAAGCTATCGATTCATTGACTCGTTGGCAAGAAATGCAAAAAGAAAATGGCTAAATTTAACAATGTGATGCTCGACTTGGAAACCCTTAGCGAAGTACCTACTGCTGCAGTAGTCGCTATCGGTGCTGTTGCTTTCAATATGGAAAATGACAGCGTTGCCGAGTTCTATATAAACGTCGATCCACGTGACTGTAAAGAGTACGGTATGGATATCTCTGAGAGTACCGTAGCATGGTGGCGTAAACAGAATCCAGAGGCTACGAAGGCGTGGATAACCGATGCTGTGAGCGTTGTAGAAGCAGGGACAAAGTTTGTAGAATTTATGGAGGAACACACCGATAAACAGACCGTAAATGTCTGGGCTAACGGTATCGACTTCGACTTACCTATCCTGAAGAATTTGCTAAAGGTGATTAAAGCGCAGCCATGGTTATTCTGGAATCAATATGATGCACGAACTATTTTTAAACTGGCAAAGTTTGACACTAAAACTGCTTCACGGGTTGGTAAATATCACAATGCTTTGGATGATTGTAATAATCAAATAAGATGGATTAAGAGTATCGTAAATGGAACATCTTGAGTCTTACAAAGGCCACTTCGTAAAGATCATAAAGAATTCGGCGCAATGTCGTTTATGTGGTGACATTATTACATCTAAACATGTTCATGATTATGAACGTTGTAAATGTGGCGAAATAAGTGTTGATGGGGGTAATGAATATCTCCGAAGGTCAGCAAAGGATTTACATAATTTAATTGATTGCAGTGAGAGTCGTAACCTCAGTTTTCAGGAGATTAAAAATTTGAAAACTACCGCAATGAAACAAATGCGCGAATCTTCTTACTCGGATTCTTACTACAAAAATCTGATTGCTGCTGCAGAGTATTACGCAAACCTTTGGTACTCTTGCAAAATTTGAAACCCGTTATAGAATTGAATTTTTAACCCTAGAAAGATATACATTATGAAATTGAGCAAAGCAACTTTGGCGGTACTGAAGAATTTTTCTTCTATCAATGGAAACGTCATGATCGAAGCAGGTAACTATCTGCACACCCGTACCGTGGAGCGTAACATGTACGCATGCGCAACCGTGGAAGACGAATTCCCCAAAACCTTTGGTATCTATGATCTGTCACAACTTTTGGGTGTGATCAGTTTGTTCAGTGAACCTGAGTTGGAATTTGGTGAGTCTTCCCTGACCATTAGCCAAGGTAAGAACCGTGTTGAATACCGTTATGCATCATCAGACATTCTGGCTTTCCCAGACAAGAAACTGACTGAGCCTAGTGTTGATGCGACATTCACTCTGACCGAAGAAAACCTGAAGTCTCTGCTGAAAGCCGGTGCTGTTTTGGGATCGCAGATGTTGCGTATCGGTGGTGATGGTAAGACCATCACATGTACACTGTTAACACTGGATAAGGACAATAACCCATCCACATCGTTTAACACCTTCAGCGTTGATGTTGGTGACACTGATAGCACTTTTAGTGTAGATATTCGCCTTGAAAATATTAAGATGATGTCTGGTAACTATGAAGTGTCTTTATCCAAAAAGAAGATCGCTAAATTTGCAAACACAGGCACATCATATACCCTGTATGTGGCAAACGAAAAGTCTTCTAAGTGGGAAGACTAATAATGGCTGAAGTTAAATCTCCACCTACTCTTTTTCGTGTTAACATCATGGAATATGAACGGGGTTGGGGTTGCAAAGTGGATGGTGTAGAGTATTTCGATACCGAAAAATCAGCCAAAGAATTTTGCACTAACTTCAACTCTCAGAACACATCCGAAAGCGTACCAAGCTGGTACATGGTTGCTGAATACATTGGACAGGTTTCCTAGGGTGGGAAGAGCATCGTAACCGGACACGATGTAAAATAAAAGAAAGCGTGAACTATTTGAATGTTGACCACGAAAGGGTCAAGACGGACACATAACCGTCACGAATAACTATTGGATAAATATGACTCTTGTTACATCACAGATATCACGAATTGGTTTTACTGTAGAACGATTCGACAGTCGTTGGGTTCCATTCGAATACCGCATGTTTTACTGTCGTCAAAACAACGACTTGAAGAACAGCATTTTCTATAAAGAATGGGCACGTGAGTGCGTCAGTCTGATGTCACAATTTGGTTTCAATCACACTTTCAGAAAAATGGAAGTTGGAGAGAGCAGACGATACTTTGCTCATGTTGAGTTTTCACATTACCGAGACTATTGGGGTGAGAGTGATTACGACATGGAAATCATAAAAATGCGGCGCGTGTAGAAAACTGTGTTATAATTTGTCTATTGCGAGGGTGGCGAAATAGGTAGACGCACTGGACTTTTACAGAATATCTTCCTAAGAGGGTATTCGATAAAATCCAACGGGGAGTGATCCTCATACGGGTTCGATCCCCGTCCCTCGTACCAGTGGCGCACTGTCAGATTGGTTATGTACGGGATTGCAAATCCTGATAGATCGGTTCGATTCCGGTGTGCGCCTCCAAGTGAAACAAAACAGGAGTTATATTATGTCTCAATTTAAAGTAGGTGATAAAGTTCGTCGCACAGAAGAAGGTGGCAGTGACGATAAGTTTGGTATATATGTTGGAAAAATTTATACTGTCTCCAGTAGCGGATCGTGCGGATCGTTCATTCTTTTAGAAGGTATAGCGGGTTCATGGAACTCCAACTATTTTGAGTTAGTGGATGATAACGGTGAGTTTCAATCAAAAAAGCATCCTCACGCTGATCTGATCATTGCATGGGCTAACGGTGCTAGCATTGAGCAACTTGGTCAAGGCAAAAATGGAAAGTGGGTAGTTGTTTCGCAGCCATCTTGGGCTGTTAACTCTAAATTCCGTGTCAAGCCAAAAGTTGTTGAACCAGTTACCGCGAAGCGTAGAATTGCAGCAGTTGGATCAGCTATTGGTGATTACCTGACATGGTATACAGATGGTGTTCCCAATGTCGAAGTGACCTACAATCCAGAGACAAAAGAAATTCTGACTATCAAACAAATCTGATTATGGAACTAAAAATCAAGAAGGAACTTCGTACTACGAAGTCTGGTCAGCCTGAATTCTCAAATAAATTTATTGAGGTCAAGTATGACATGGAACACAGGACAGCAACATTTCATAACCCTTATATTGACGTATACACGCATGAATTAAAAATATTTGCCAAGGGTCAATTTCCATCTGATGGTACACCTGATCACAGTATAGCAAGAAATGGCTTGATGTCTTTCCTGTACTCTGATATAATTCATGAGTTGCATCTTTTGGCAAATGATATTTCACCTAGAAATACAGATGCAATAAAAAGAATTCGACAAATGCAGCATGATTTGTCCACATGGGAATAAAGCGTGTTATAATTCAGTCTTCGAAACACAAAAGGAAATCCTGTGAATACTGTGAAAAATGTAATAGTAAATGGGTTTGAGATTGGAAGAGTTGAGGGCAGTCGTTTTTACGGTTGTATTAAAATTGGTGAAAAACGCGGATTTCTGTTTAATACAAAAAAAGCTGCAGTAAGTTTTGCAAAAAATCAAAAACTGTGATATAATTCAGTTATCCTACATACATCGAATGGTTCGGACAAGATAGCAAGAGTTATCTGCGTAGGATTCTCAACAAAAAAGCCGTGACAGTTGAGAACTTGTTGAGGAACTAAAAATAGTTCCCACATGTAAGCAAAATAGTGATATAATGCTTACATGTGACAGCAAACTGACGAGTTTATTGTTGCTATAGGAAGTAATTAATCCTAGACCTAGTATAGTGTAGTTGGTAAGCACGTGCCCATTCGTAGGTTCGAATCCTACCACTTCTGTAATGGAAGTGTAGCCAAGAGGTCTAAGGCGGGTTCGAATCCCCTACATAAGGTCATATATAAATTTGCTTGTAGACGAAATTAGGTAAAGTCGCCGTGAAAACCGGCAAAAAATATCGAAAGATATTTGGTGGTTCGAATCCACTCCGGCAAATTTGTGTTATAATTGATTGAAGACTAATATGATGAGTGTATACCTTAATAAAACAGAGGCGAAGGAAAGAATCGCCAATGTGGTCTAAAGGGAACACTTCCAACATGGTATCGGAGAATAGGGCAGTAGTGACATAAGAGTGGTATCTTATGAATCGAAGTCGGGATAAGTACCAATCCCGCTAAACAGGAATCCGAACGATACCGGAGAAGATGTTTGATTTTAGGTTCGAATCCTAATGTACTCACCATATTAGTTTTAATGTTAATTTGGAGTTATTATGAAAAAGTTTTTGGTTATCGCTGCAGTTGCACTTTTGAGCGCATGTACAAATACATCCAACGCAGAGCGTGTGTTGGCTGATAATGGATATACCGATATCCAAATGACTGGTTATAGTCTATTTGGTTGTGATAAAAACGACACTTTTTCAGATGGCTTTAAAGCAAAAAGCCCAAATGGAAAAATGGTGGAAGGTGTTGTTTGCTCTGGAGTTTTTAAAGGTGCCACCATCCGGTTTAATTGATATAAATACTTACTCGTAGCTCAGTGTAGAGCGCCCTACTTTTAATGGGGAGGTCGGTGGGTCGTTCCCATCCGAGTAAACCAAGTTTGTAACCCTAAACGTCTAAGTAACCGAGACATGACGTTGAATTGCAAGAGAACTGCTGGCAAAGTCGATAAATTCCTTCTCAGGATGTGCAGTTAGCAAAGGGTTCATTTATTTTGTTGTGAAGGGGAATTGGTATACCCTACTGGTTGGATAATAGTGGGAAAGCGGTGTTTATCACCTTAAAGTAGCCCTCCTGTAAGCCGGTGCTTGTTTAGGTTCGAATCCTATCAACAAAAAAAGAGCAAGTCGGGTAGCGCCCGAACAACTCAGATCAAGAGTTACATTGTTGATCCTGCGG